CCCCTGCTACTGGATGCGGACGCCCTGGTGGCTGAGTATCTGGCCAAGGTGGCGCCGACCCAGGTCAATGCCGTCCAGCCCAGCGCCCTGGCCAAGGCCCAGGCCGCACCCCGCCAACCAGCACCAGCTCCACCACCACCACGCCACACCGACCAACCCCCGGACTACAACGAGAGCCGGGCCCGCAGCGAGTACGAGAAGGCCAACCTGCTGGAGCTGGACCGCAAGGCGAAGGAGGGCCTGCTGCTGCACCGCGAAGACGTGGAGCGCGCGCAGGCCACGGCACTGGCGATCAGCAAGACCCGGCTGCTGGGAGTGCCCAGCACCGCGAAACAACGCATCCCCCACCTGTCCCTGGATGAGGTCGAGATCCTGACCACGCTGATCCGCGAAGCCTTGGAAGAACTGGCCAACTGGGAGGTGGAGCCGTGAGCGCCACTGAGATCACCCGGCAGATCCTGGAGCGCTGGCGTCCACCGCCGCGGCTGAGCCTGAGCGAATGGGCCGACACCTATGGCGTGCTCACCGGCGACGCTGCTGAAAAGGGGAAGTGGTCAACCCTGCCGTATCAGCGGGGAATCATGGACGCTTTCACCGATCCCACGGTGGAGACGGTGGTGTGCCTGAAGTCCGCTCGGGTCGGCTGGACGATGATCCTGGGCCACGTCATCGGTTACTACAGCCACCAGGACCCTTGCCCGGTGATGGTCGTGCAGCCGGTGGTCGAGGACGCTGAGGGCTACAGCAAGGAGCAGATCGCCCCGATGTTCCTGGACACCCCCGTGCTGCGCGGGCTGGTGTCGGAGGCCAAGGCCCGCAACACCAGCACGAACACGATCCTGCTCAAGCAGCTCACCAACGGCGGCGTGATCGACATCGTGGGCGCCAACAGCGGCCGGGCATTCCGCAGGAAGTCGAGGCGCGTGGTGCTATTCGATGAGGCCAGCGCCTACCGGGCGATCCCCGAAGGTGACCCGATCAAGCTGGGCCGGAACCGATCCGACTACTTCTGGAACCGGAAGATCGGCATCGGATCAACCCCGATCGTCAAGGGTTTCGATCGGACTGAGCAATGGTTCCTGAAGTCCGATCAGCGCCGGTTCTTCGTGCCGTGTCCGTTCTGCCACCACCGGCAGGTGCTGCGCTGGAGCCAGATGAAATGGGAGGAGGGTCGGCCGGAGACGGCGGCCTATGAATGCGAGAACTGCAGCGAGCGCATCCCGCACAGCAAGAAGCGGCAGATGGTGGAGCGCGGCGAATGGCGCGCCACGGCCACGTCATCGGAGCCGGGCCTGGTCGGCTTCCACATCTGGGCCGCCTACAGCTTCAGTCCTAACGCGGAGTGGGGGAAGCTGGCGCGCGAGTTCCTCGAGGTCAAGGGTGACGCCGAGGCGCTGCAGACCTTCGTCAACACCATCCTGGGCGAGACCTGGGAGGACGAATACACCAACCAGATCAGCGCCGAGGGCCTCTCCAGCCGGCGCGAGGACTACCCATCCGGTCACGTCCCGGCCGGCGGCCTGGTGCTCACCGGCGGCGTTGACGTGCAGGACGACCGGATCGCCGTGGCGGTCTGGGCCTGGGGCCGCGGAGAAGAGGCCTGGCTGGTGTGGGCCCAGGAGATCTGGGGCGACCCGTCGCAGCCGGAACTATGGGAGCAGCTCGATGCCGTGCTGGAGACCCGATGGTCCCGTGAGGGTGGCACCGACATGAAGATCAGCCAGCTGGCGATCGACTCCGGCCACATGGCGCACGAGGTCTACAGCTATTGCCGCAGCCGCAAGGCCCTGGGCGTGGTGGCCATCAAGGGCGCATCGGTGCGCGGCAAGCCACCAATCGGCAAGGGCACGCCGGTGGACATCAACCGCAAGAACCAGGCCACGATCAAGGGCGGCGCCATGCTCTACCAGGTGGGCGCCGACACCATCAAGCACACGCTCTACGCCAGGCTCCGGCACACCGCGCCAGGCCCCGGCTACGTCCACCTGGGCCAAGCCGCTACGGATCAGTTCCTGGAGCAGCTGACCCCGTGGAAGGTGCAGACCCGCTACATCAAGGGCCAACCCGTGCGCGACTGGGTGAAGCCATCCAAGGCGCGGGATGAGTTCGGCGACTGCACGGTCTACAGCTACGCCGCACTCCAGCTCCTGGCTCGCAGATACAGCCGGGCCACCATGTGGGATCAACTCGCCGCCAAGCTCAACGGCGAGAAGCCGCGGCCGTCGTCGATACCTTCAAGGCAGCGACCAGCACCGGGTCCATCGTTCCTGTCGAACTGGTGAAGTGAAGATCCCCGCGACAATCCGAGCCGGTGACACCATCGTCTGGCGTGACGATGCCAAGGCCGATGCGCTGGGCAACCTGATCACGTCCAACGCCTGGACGCTGATCTACTACCTGCGCACCAATGCCGCCAGCGCTGGCGCCACTGTGACCGGCGCGGCCTATGGCTACGGCTGGGAATCAACGCTGTCAGCAGCGACAACCGCTGGCTTCACGCCTGGCACCTGGTACTGGCAGGCGATCGCCACGCGCGCCAGCGAGAAGTACACCCTGGGCGCCGGCCAGCTGATGGTGCTGCCAGCGCTCAGCTACTCCGGCACGCCTGGCGCCATCGATGGCCGCAGCCAGGCCCGGCAAGACCTGGAGGCGGTGCAGACCGCGATCAGGACCTTGATCACTGGCGGCGCCAAGGCCTACACCATCGGCAACCGCCAGCTCACCCGGCTGGACCTGGCGGAACTGATCAAGCGTGAGGACTATCTCAAGGGCATCGTCGCCAAGGAAGAAGCAGCGGAGCGCATGGCCAATGGCCTGGGTGATCCCCGCAATCTGTTCGTGAGGTTCTGATGGCGAAGCGCAAGCGGCAACGGGAGAAGCTGGCAGCACCGGCAGCGGTGCAGGTGATGCCACGGCAGCGCCGCGCCTATGCCGGCGCCAGCGTCTCGCGCCTGACGGCTGACTGGGTCACCGGTGGCACCAGCGCCGACAGTGAGATCAAGAGCAGCCTCAGCCGGCTGCGGAATCGCGCGCGGCAGCTGGTCCGCGATAACGATTACGCCAGGCGAGCTGTCGCCACGATCAAGAACCAGGTCGTCGGTACCGGCATCCGGCTACAGATGCAGGTTCGGATGCAGCGCGGCGGCGGCCGGCTGGATCAGATGGTGAACGACGCCATCGAGGCCGGCTGGGCCATGTGGGGCCGGAAGCAGACCTGTGACGTGGCGGGCCGGCTCAGCTTCCAGGAGATCGAGCGCATGGCGATCGGTGCCATGGCGGAATCCGGGGAGATCTTCATTCGACTGGTGCGTCAACCCTTCGGCGGTGGCCGGGCCCCGCTGGCGCTGCAGCTGTTCGAGTCCGACCAGCTGGATGACACCTACAGCGGCGGCAGCACCGTCCCGGGCAACGAATGGCGGATGGGGATCGAGGTGGACAAGTGGGGCCGACCTGTTCGCTATGCGTTCCTGGCCAGGCATCCAGGTGATGGTGTCTTCGGCCATGGGCCAGGGGAACGCCACCTGTTCATCCCAGCCGCTGAGATCCTGCATCTGTTCCTGAGTGAGCGGCCAGGCCAGTCCCGCGGCGTGACCATGTTCGCCTCGGCGATCACCAGGCTCCACCACCTGGCCGGCTACGAGCAGGCCGAGCTGGTGCGGGCCAGGGCCAGCAGCGCGCTGATGGGCTTCATCACCAGCCCTGAAGGTGCCGGTGAAATGCTGGGCGAAGAGGTGATCGACGGCGAGCACGTCACCACCTTTGAGCCTGGCGTCTTCAAGACCCTGTTTCCCGGCCAGTCCGTGACCGTGCCGACCCTGGACGCACCGGATGGCCAGCTGGAGCCGTTCACCCGGGCGATGCTGCGGGCCATGTCGGCCGGCGTCGGCATCAACTACGCCAGCCTGTCGCAGGATTACAGCCAGTCCAACTACTCCAGCAGCCGCATGGCGCAGCTGGAGGACCGCGAGAACTGGAAGGCGCTGCAGCAGTTCCTGATCACCAACCTGCACACGCCGGTGTTCGAGGCCTGGATTGAAGCGGCGGTCCTGGGCGGCGAGCTGTCCCTCCCCGCCTATGACGTGGCGCCGCAGCGGTACTGCGCCTGCCGGTGGATGCCCAGGGGCTGGAGCTACATCGACCCACTCAAGGACGTGCAGGCCGACGAAAAGGCGATCCGCTGTGGCCTCAAGACCCAGGCGCAGGTGGTGGCCGAACAGGGCGGCGACTTGGAAGAACTGCTGATGGCGCGCAAGGCCGAGATCGACCGGGCCCAGGAGCTGGAGCTGCAGTTCGACACCAATCCGGCCGACGATGGCGATGCCGGTTACGTCGAGCCGACCGATCCCGCACTGGAAACGGCAGAGGACGCGGCCGAAGGAGAACCAACCGACGCCGTCGATACCTTGAGCACAGAC